CCACCAAAACCACCACCGCCGTTACCTGGAATTGGATAGTGGGTATGGCTAGGAAAGGAGTATGTACTAATAGTGGTCGCTCCAACACTTAAACCAGAAACGTTAATACTTGGTGTTTGGTTAGCAAATACGCTACTAAAAGCTGTAGTACCTGATGCAGTACCGCCGGTAGATCCAGTAACAATTCTTATAGCGCAATCATTATTGGTTGTAGATTTTGTCCAACCAGTAGGAGCCGATGCCTGAAAAAACACCATAGCCGTACCAGAAGGTACCAAGTTAGTAGTGGTACTAGTGCCGTCGTTAAAGGTTATACCTGTGCCATTGGTTGTAGTTGTCATTATCTAACACCCTTTAATTCATCAAGTTCTTTTCGTAGTTGACGTACTTCCTTAGCTAACTCAATAGCTGCAACTAGTGCTGCAGCTCCGTAGTTAACAGACATATACCCTTCTGCATCTTCAACTACAGCTTCTGGCAGTACTTCTTTTAATGACTGAGCAGTTACACCGACTTCACGATTACCACTACTAATACGTTCAAAAGTACCGTGTTTAACATCAGCCAAGTTAGATACAAAATCTGTGCTTAAATTAACCCAGTTTATTTTTAGTCGCTCATCAGAAGACGATACTACTGATACTGCAGTTAACGCACCTGTTGAAGCATTGTAAGAAACACCGTTGGTATTTGAAATTGATGCAGTAGATAAAGTACCAGAAGTTGATGTTGTTCCAACAATGTAATAGGTAGCATTAGTGGTAGTGCCAGTAATCGTTGCGCCAGTAGCCGTAGAAGAAACAGTAACCGCACCAGTAGCACCAGATACAGAAATACCAGTACCAGCAACAATCGAAGTTACACCAGAGTTTGTAATAGTAACTGCACCGGTAGCGCCAGAAACAGAAATACCTGTACCAGCAACTGCAGAGGTTACGCCAGCATTAGTTACGGTTTGATTTGGGAAAGTACCAGAAACAGAAATACCTGTACCAGCAACAGTTGCTGCTGTAGTTGAACCCGTACCACCATTAGCTATTGCTAAAGTACCCGCTAAAGTAATTGCTCCAGCTGTTGCAGTGGAAGGTGTTAGGCCCGTTGTACCACCTGAAAAAGTACTTACAAAATTACCAGTTAAAGCTGTGGTTGGAATTGTAGTAGAGGCAGTCATAGTTGACGTGCCATTACCATAAACATATCCAGTTAATGTAGAAGCTCCTGTACCGCCATTAGTTGGTGTTAATGCACCCGATACGTTTGTATTTGCTGTACCAATAGCTAAGGCACCAAAAGCTGGGGCGCTTGTACCAGCAGAAATTAATGCTTGTCCAGAAGTACCAGCGGCTGTGTAAGCATGCGCTGTACCTGTTCCATACCCAACACCGCCAGACGTAGGAGTAGCGGTAGAGTTTGTACCACCAGCAGCAATAGGCAAAGTACCGGCAGTTAAAGCACTAGAAGATGTTGAATATATCGCATTGTTAGCGGCAGTAAACGTAGTTAAACCAGTACCACCATTTCCTGTAGCTAAAGTACCAGCTAAAGTAATTGCGCCAGTTGTAGCGGAAGAAGGCGTAAGTCCTGTGGTACCAGCGCTAAATGAAGTTACTGCGGCTGTTGTTGGAATAGAACCCCAAGAAGGAGCGCTACCAGTTGTAGCAATTAAAACTTGACCAGTTGTACCTGCAGAAGTTGCTCCAACCGCAGTTGTACCAGTACCGTAAAGAACACCGTTTAAAGTGAGTGTTGTAGCACCTGTACCACCAGCAGCAACAGGTAGTGTACCTGCAGTTAACGCTGACGACGATGTAGAATAAAGAGCATAGTTAGCTGCAGTAAATGTAGTTAAGCCAGTACCGCCATATCCAGTACCAATCGTTCCGCCATTCCATGTAGCATTAGTAATTGTTGCAGTACCAAAGTTTGCCGTTGTATTACTAAAGTCGTATGATGCAGGGATAAGTGCGTATTTACCCCAAGAACCTGCAGAAGTTGAATTATTTTCAACAAAAATATAAGAATATCCACCAGCAGGGACTGTATCAATAGCACCGGAGGCACTATCCACAATAGATACTGCGCCGCTAGCATCATTGTCAAATGTAAATCCCTGTCCATTAACCATTGTTGTGGCATCTGGCAGTTGAATAGTTTGAGTTGTAGAACCACTAATACGCTGGTAATAAGCAGATGATGTGGTTAGGACAGTTGTGCCAGCAGCTGCAGTAATAACGTTATACCCAGCAAGAAAGTTATTAGCGGTTACGTTTTGATTTGCGTCTCTTAAAACTACAGAGTTAGCGCCAGAAGATGCAGTAACGCCTGTGCCACCATAACCTACCGCAACAGTAGTACCTTGCCATGTACCAGAAGAAATGGTGCCTAATGCGCTAACGTTTCCAGAAGCATCTAAGTTGACAGACTTTTCAGATGGATAGGTAAGAAATACTGCTTTTGTAGTAGCGCTAGAAGACAGCGTAATTGGGGACGTATTTCCATTAGAGTTAGATAAAACTGTAGTGCGAGCAAGTGTAGGCCCAGAAGTTGAATATGTGCCAATCCCAACTTCCCAAGCAATTGGGGAAACGCCAGTATCAGTAATGGTGTAATAGCAAGTATTTCCATTACCGACAACAGCAAAAGATTGAAAGCCTGATACAGCTCCTAAAAGAGTAAGCGAGCCTGTACCAGACGTTGTCGTTGTCTCTTGGACACGATCATATAACGCCAGAGCCATTTAGGACTCCTTAACTTGTAGCAGTTGTTGAGTATGTAACGCTTACAGTGTCGCCAGATGTTGTAACTTTAGCTGTACCAAATGCACCTGCACTATATAAGGTTCCACTAGTGTTACTAAGAGTAGAAGAAGCACCTGTGCCAGTAACTAGGAAACAGCCACCAACAGTACCACCTGCGCCGGTAATAGTATAAGTAATAGCGCCTGCAGCTGCTGTTACAACGTTAGAACCGGGGGTAGTATTACTATTGCCAGTAGGAGTAGTAAAGGTTGCAGTACCACGGACAGCCGAACCACCAACGGTGTAGTTAGTAAATTCAGACCAACCAGCGTGAGAGCTCATTGTATCTGTTGGAGAAAATGTATTTCCAGAACCAGATACCAAACCAAGATAAGGACCAACCAGAGCAACTGGAGAAGTCAATAGGGTTTGTGACAACATAAAAATTTTACCAACTTGAACTACTTGGTTAGGAAAATCTTCAGTCCACTTTAAATTTCCATTTGCGTCACGGCATTCTACATGGTAAAAGCCTTCAACGCCTACGGTTTCGTTATTAATGGCAGATGCTTGCAGAGTAATTTCTGCTTTGTCGCCACAACTTGCAAATTCTTTTTGCATAATTAATCTCCAGAACTAATGATGTTAGCACTCGTATAGCTGCTAATTGATAAAATAGCAGACGTACTAGTCGCTGCCGGGAACTGCACGGTAAAACTATTACTACATGTCTTATCTGATCCAAAATTTAACACAAAACATGCCGCTTTTGTTACATAATTGTATACTAAAGCCCCTCTAGCGGTAAAGCTAGCTGGGTTCCAAACGGCGTTTGCAAATGAAATATAAGCTGTATTGTACTGATTGTCTACGGTCGGCGTAACTGTAATAGTTAAACCTTTACCCCCAGCAGTATATCCCGTACCGGTTATTTCGTTGACTGTTGTGTAGGCCGTAGTTGTGTTATCTAGGTTAGCATTGGCGTTATATAGCGCAATATAGTATGTGCCAGTGGTAAAGTTTTCATTACCATTAAGCAAATTTTGCATAAAAGTTGTGGTGGCGCCTTGAACAATAGACATTATACGCCCATCCCGCTAACATTAAGCTTAGTTTGCCCATCTCTATAGAAATCACCACGATCAAGACCATCGCCAAGGCGTTTAAGCTGAGCAAGGGCTTCTTGATACTTATTCTCATAGTAGCCAATTAAGTCTTGTTCGCCTTTCATAAAAAGCATGGCTTCCCGCATAGAACCGTAGAAAAGTACTGGGTCATAGTTATCGCCTAGCCAGCTTGTGCCTAATGCATTAGATACAGAATTTACTGGGACTGAAAAACCGCTGCCACTAGAGCCCAAAGAAGAACAAGAAAGAATATCACCAACAACGTAAAAATTGCCACCAAACTTAATACTACAGGAGACAACAGAACCCCCAGAGATAACGATATCGGCAGTTGCATTAGCACCAGAACCTCCTGTTAAAGCTACGTTTTGGTATACACCATTGGTATATAGCGAGCCAGGAGTAATAGTGCCTAAAGTAACTATCTGCCCCTGCACAATAGTTGGTGGGTAATAAAAATAGTGCATCTCTACCGTATAGTTTTGGTCCGGCGTTGGGGCAACCATTAAAGTCATTTCATTAACATTAGATATCTGAGAACCAAATAAAGCGTAATACGCTGGTAAACCACCAGGAGTTCCCTGATATGTAGAAGTTGTATATGTTACGGTTGGAAACGCTTCCCGCAAAAAGTTTACGTCTTTATTTAAAAGATACTGATACCTATTGGGAGTTACTGTATTATCTATTACCGCTAAAGAATAATTAGCAAGCCAATCACTAGGCAAAGAAATATATTGGTTACCGGCAGTTAATGTGCCAGTAACGTTTTTACGCAAAGACGGTAAATTTACGGAATTATATATACGATCTTCAGCTTCCTGCACAAACACAGGAATGTTAGCTACGAACAGCGCTTCGGTGTTCTCAGCGTAAGACTGGATCGAGTTATATAACGTTTCGTAATTCATTATTCTGCTTTTGGCTCTTCAGCTTGTGGCTCTTCTTTAGGGAGTTGGGCTTCAGTTTGCGCACGAATTTTCATTAGTAAAGCAAAAGCACCAGATTTAGTAGGCAACTCACCTAATCCAGCCAAAATACCTTCTACTTCATTTAATGTAATTTCAAGCTTAATTGCTAATTTTGGGTCCATTTTTATCCTTGTTTTCCACTAATTTTACGGCCTTTAGTTGCGGCTCCATAACCACGCATTTCTTTAACGCCATACGGATTATCTTGCTTGTAGCCTTTGGTATTGTTACCTAAACTAATTTTTAAGTCGTCTAAATTGTTACCTTGGCTATGGACTTCGCCTTGTGGGTATGGGTTAGGCATTGGTTGCTTATAGACACCAATATCATTACCACCACCAGCTGGATATACAAAACCTGTATAAGCACTAGCATCTTTATTCTCCCTAGCATGGCCTAATGGATAGTCGCCTGCTGGTGTTGGTTTAACGGATTTATTTGTAGCCATGATTACTCCTGATTTTTAGCACGAGCTAAGTTACGGCCCATTTTACGCAGTTGCTCGTTTGTTACAGTACGAGCACCTTTTGAACCTTTACCACCTTCAATGCCTACGGTTGGACCGGAGTCACCTAAGTTTTTGCCTTTTGTGCGACCAGACTTGGTTACGCCATCGGCTGCTGATTTATATCCCATAATAAACTCCTAAGTTGTTGATACTGTTACTGTACCGATAGTTATAACCGGAATCAAGCTATTTGGTGTAAGCGCCCGGTCAAAATAACTCGCTCCGCCAACGGGGTTCCAAGCCCACTGAAACTGCCTACTACCATCGGTTGGATAACCAAAATCGTCTGCATTATTAACGTTTGAATCGTAAGGGTTAGTACCTAAACCAGTTTGTCCACCCATGTAATAACTTATATCTGGTCTTGGTTCCCGCACTGCTTGCGGATCATTAACCGGATATAAACCTAATTGTAACTGGGGATGGTCAGGATCCCAACAAGTTTTGCAAACTTTAATTTTATATGGCTTAGTTTTGATTATCTCAATTCTTAGCTCGTGCAGCTTATACCGCTGCGCACACCTATCGCATTCGGCAATTGCATATTTACCAGAAGCGTATTTAGTTACCATTATCTATAGTAAAACATGTTCCGTGGCACAACTCGTAAAGAGGCTTTTTCCCGATCTTCTTCAGAAGCAAGTTGCCATTGTTGTTCATAGTCGGCCTTAAGCCCCGCAATACGCATTGGATCTGTACCCTGTATCTTCATGCTTAAATAATAAGCAAGTCCAGCAACCATGCAGGGAATAAAACGGAATGGAATATCTTCGGTAGTTGTACCATCACCAGCATCTTGCAAGCGACGCATACGATAATATACAAAAGTCCACTGATTACCAGGAGCGCTAGGGGTAGGCCAAAGATTAACGCAAGGTAGGTTATTTACATATACGGAGTCGGCAGCAGCATGGCTAGTGGCAGTTGTACCGTTTTGGCCACGCCAAGCATTAATAATTTGATTACCTACAATGTTCTGGTAGCCAATAGTCTCTGAGCCAATATTAATAAAACCTTGAGTTGGCAAGCCAGAAGCATCAGTTAGTGTAATGGTCGTATCTGTAGAAGATATTGGGTAACCTATAGCTACGGTTGTTTGTGGAACAGATGCCACATTACCAGACTGACGATTAACATACATCTGGATTGGTCGGCCATATGCGTTCTTTGTTGGAATCGATAAGTAGGTAGATTCACTAATGCGGCTGATATTAATATCTTGCTGGTTTTGGTTTTGGCCGTTGTACTGGCGTGTTACCGCATCCATAATATCTATTGTATCTAGTGGTAATGGGTAGATAGCTTGACCAGTATTTAAAACAATTTGGTTTTGCTCAACAGTCCAAAGGTTAATTCCACGATTTGCCCACTCAATAGTGAGCAGATTCATACTGCGACGTGCAGTACGGAAGTCATAACCAGAACGAAGTTGAGATCCACAGCGCTCGAATGCCTCTTCAACGAGGTCATTCATATTTAAATTAAACGATGTGGTACCTGATGTAGCCATTATTTAGCCTTCTTAGCAACTTTAGTTGTTTTTTTAGCAACAGTTTTTTTGGCTACTGGTTTTTTAGCTCTTGGCTTGCGGGTTGTCGCTTTGGGAACGGTCATCTTTTTCTTTGGGCGTGGCTCAAAATCTTCCGATGGCACAGGGAA